TGCGAAGAGGCATAGTTGGACTAGCAGCTGCCATAGCACTCGAATTAGCAACTGCCATTGAAGCTGGCTTGGCAGATGGTCCTGGTGTGGGCTTAGACGCTGGCATTGTAACAGGTCTAGGAGCTGGTCGAGCAGCTGGTCCAGGAGCAACTGGTTTAGGAGAACCAAAACTATTCATTCTGTTAGTTAAGCTTTTGGAAGCGCGATTAATATGCTGAGAAGCTGCATCAGAAACAGACTTACTAGCATTATTTAAATGTGTGCTTGCTACCTGCTTAGCTTGTGATGTCATATCAGAAGCAGCACTCTTAGCGGTTTCCTGAACGTTTTTCATTGTCTTACTAGCTAATTCAGCTCCATGTTTTCTTAATGTTTTAAAATGGCTAGTTAGAGTATCAAAAATAGAGGGTTTTTTTGCCTTAACTGGTGTTGAGTTCATAATATATTATCAGGAGAGAAAATATATTTTAACGAAGTATAAGTATAAGTGATTAACGAAGCCGTAAAACTAAATGAAGGGTTGATTCTTTCTGAATATTATAATCAGAAAGCGTTCGACCATCCTCCAATTGCTTACCGGCAAAAATTAAACGCTGTTGATCCGGTGGAATTCCCTCCTTATCTTGAATTTTTGCCTTAACATTCTCAATACTATCAGATGGCTCTACGTCCAATGTAATAGTTTTACCTGTCAATGTCTTTACAAAAACCTGCATTATTATATCTAATCCTATTAAAAAATTTTTAAATCGTTTCTAAACCAAGTGTTTCCTAAATGTAAATGAAATTCGTTCTTCTTTTATCTTTTTTTCAATAGGAATTTCGTGTGTATATTCCTTTTGAAAATCACCAGCCATTTGTAGTAGACTTCCGGATTTGAGTGGAAAATCCCCAACTATTTTTTTCGTTATTTTATTTCGAATCCTAAATTTTCGTGTGGCGCCCCAAGATATCGCAACTACACCACTATTATCTAAATTGGCTTCATCGTCGCTGTGTGCCGAAATGTAATCTTCGCCACTTTTATATTTATTTACTAAAATACCATTATAATCTGTACCAAAAATAGAATTTATGAGTTCAAGCATTGTCATTAGTGAAGATGTCAATGGTTTTGATTTTGAAAGTTGTCCTGAGTATTTATAACCAATACTTTCATTGCTGAAAAATCCTACACACCGTCGTTGGTGACAAATTTTTCCAAATATTTTTATAGGTGGATATTCATCTAAATTTTCTCTTGTATCTGCCACACATTTTTCAAGAAGTTCTTTATCTGGAAATTCTTGAAATTTCAATTCTGATGTATCGATTTTAAATCCAGTCATTTTATTTGTTGTATTAAAAAACTTATGGCTATAAATTACTATTCAATTTTTGTTTGAAATCAACATAAATAAAAAACATTGATAACAATTATTACTTGGGATGTTTTTCATCTCTCCTCCATTTGGTAATTGGTTTATTTTTAAAAATAGTAAGCCTATTGTGGGTAGTTTTACGCTAGAACCGCGTCCAGGTCTTCTAGGACAAATTTTTAGAACACTGCGTTATTCAGAAAAACATGATGGCTGGGTGAATAAAATTGGATTACGAAATGATGGAATTGATGCTGGTATACAAAAATATAAAAATTGTCCTGGTTCAGTGCTTAGCATAGCAATTTTAAAAGAAGAGGAAATTCCAAAATTAGTAAAAAAAATACCACCACACTTTGATTTGGAAATAAATATTAGCTGTCCTAATTTAGATAAAAAGATGGTTTCTAATGGTATATCGAAGTTTTTAAATCCTGAGCGTGAGTGGTGTATTGTAAAAATGTCTCCTGAATCAACGAAAGAAGATGTAGATGTTCTCTATGACTCGGGTTTTCGCCAGTTTCACTGCTCCAACACTATACCATTAGGAGAGAAAGGTGGATTAAGTGGCCCATCATTAATACCTTATACATCTAGTTTGGTAAAAATGATAAAAGAGGAATATGAAGATGTTATTGTTATAGCGGGTGGCGGTGTATCCAATAAAGAAGTCGCTGATAAATATTTAAAATTGGGAGCAGACCATGTATCGGTTTCCAGTGCGTATTTTAACCCGCTTAATTTATTATTTCTTCGTTTTTAATTCTAATTATTTTACTTTTATTTTTTGGGTTCACAATTGCCCGTTTTCTTATTGCGTCGTGTACCATTAGGACAACGCTTGCGTTTGGTCTGAGTTTTAGGTTTGGATTTTGCATTTGGCTTTGGCTTTGGCTTTGGCGATGGTGTTTTTTTCTTGGGTTCTTTTTTTTCTATTTTTTCTTCGTGTTTCAAATAACCAGTATTTTTTTCTTCTCTCTCTAAGGTCTTTTGTAATAAATCATCACCAAAAATATTATCAACCATTTTACGCCCTTTAAAGATTTCATATATACCGATGAAATGAGCTTTTTGAAATTTCCCTTTCATTCTTAATTTTTTATTGTTGGTTAAATAATGTCTTAATAATTCTAAACGAATCTGAAATCTAGATTTATCTGGATGAGCGGCAACATGTTCTGCTAAATCTGCTCTTAATTGCATAGCAATTTCGGGATGTTTTTTTAATTTTTCTTCAAGTTCTTTAAGTAATTCTAATTGCTTTGGTAAGTTTTCAGCACGAGGTCCATAAATTTTTTTTTCTTCCTCTGTGCGTCGTGTTGGAATAGTCCAACCTTCCAATATATCTTCGCTTTCTTTCCATTGGCGTGATGTTAAAGGCATAGTAATAAATATATATTTAGGATAGATAAAATATATATTTGATAATTTATTTACTTTTTACGGTGTTTTTTAGATTTTCTATTCTTTTTTGTCTTTCTATTTTTTTTTGTTGATTTCTTCTTTTTCTTTTTAGTGCGTTTTCTTTTCTTTTTGCCTCCAATTATATTATTAGGGTCTAGATCTTGGTCTCTGCGTTCAAATTCAGGAGGAGATCTGTGATTATATTGTCTTGCTAAATTACGAACTCTTTGAAGATAATCCAACCTATCTTGTTCTCCAAGTGCTTCTGAATCCATTTCATCTTGATAAATTGTATCGAAAAAATTTAATCTTCCGTCAGCTACTAAATTTGGGTCGGCTCCATTTCTAAAAAGAACTTCTAATATAGGTAAAATATTATCATCATTTTGATTTGTTAATGCATTTGTTAATGGAGTTTCTCCCCAAGCATCATCGCCTGGATAATAATTAGCAGCATCTGCTCTTTGCTCTCTTGTATTTCCGACTGAGTTTATTAATTCTTCTACTAAGTCTGCATTTCCTACTGAAACTGCATAAGATAAAAAATGTCTTGGGTCTTCACGATTCTCTCTGATAATTCTAGGAACATTACCTAAGTTTTCCTGTGTTTGATCGCCCATATAAGTATCAATCGCTTGAATTACAGGACGTTCAGGAGCAGGACCAGGAGCAGGACCAGCAGCAGGAGCTGGTTCTGGTCCCCGAATATTATCATCAATTATTTGAATTCTGTCAGCCATAATTATTACTCTATATAATAATCATAGAAAAAACTTATTTATGATGTTTGCGCGTTCGTCTTGACTTACGCTTTTTATTTTTACTTGACTTACGCTTTTTATTTTTATTTTTCTTTTGAGTGCGTTTTCTTTTTCTTTTTCCACCAATTCTATCTCTTCTTTGATGAATCATATCTTTAATATTTTCTAATATTCGAATATCGGCTTCATTATTATTTTTTGCTCTTAATTTATTAATTTCAGAGTCAATAATATCATCAATACTTTTTTCATCAACTACCTCAGAGGGGTTAGCACCTCTATCTAAAAGAGTTCTAATAATTTCTCTTTGATTCTCCCAATGACTATCTGGATCTATTATAGCAGCCATCATTGGTGTTTGTTCTTCTATAACCGAATTTACATCACCACCATTATCAATAATTATATCAACGAGCTCTGGTTCACCAACCTTAACGGCATAATGTAAAGTATTATTTTTAACATCTGGTGTAGCTCGACTTAAAAGTGATTCAATTGAATTGAGTGAATCTTGTGTAGAAAATCCTTCTTCATAATTAACCAAATATTCATCTATTTCATCCCTTAATTCCTGATTTGTAACCATTATATAATGATTATAAAAAAATATAATAAAAATTATTAATTTTTATTTAAAGTGCTAACATACATTCCATATGACATAAAATCACTAAATGTTTTTGGTGGATGTGCTTTGAGTAATTTTTCCATCTGCTGTTTAGCTTTTCTCTCTTCATCGGCTTTTTTCAGAAATTTTAAATAATTATCTACGACTTCTTGTGGGAGACCTGATAAATAAAACATATTATATAATAGGAAAGATTTTTACACCTACGCACATTTTATGTGCATGGTTACTGTTACCTTTGTAACTTATAAATGCCGACAGGGTCGGCGTTTTAATTGTTCAAAGGTGTAATTTATATAGTGAATTAATGATTCACAGTATAAATTATTTAAAAACTAACACTATACTTCGTAAGACTATGACTATGTTTAATTGCTATAAGCTAAACCACCCATACCCGACATGACGCGGAGGACGTTGTAGTTAGTGGCGTAGACGCGGACCTTGGCAGTGTTGGTACCGGCAACAGTGGCGTTCGAGAGGACAAGCTGGAGAGTGGCGTTGTCGATGCGCGAGAAGTTGCACGATCCAGATGGCTGGTGCTCCTCTGGCTTGAGGGCGAACGAGTAGACGTTGATACCAGTGTCTGGTGTGCGTGTGTGGTGCTGGTATGGCTGGACGAGGTCGAAGTATGTACCTTCACGCTCAGAGAAGCGGTCCTGGCCGTTAAGCTGGAGCTTGGCAACAACGACTGGGTTCTGTCCCCAACAGTGAAGGTCGAGGGCAGTCTCAGCAAGGACGAATGTACCGGCATCGGAGACTGTTGAAGTTTCGTCAGAGTTGAAGTTTGGCTGCGAGTAAGAAACTGATGGCCATGAAGCAGCATCATCAACATCAGCGGCACCAGCATCATGAAAGATACCATCGGAGTTAACAAAAGCACCAGATTTGACAGCGTCTGGACCACCAAAGGCGTGGACAGCGTTAGGAAGTGCGTCAAGGGCATCAGTGTAGTTAAATGGCTGAGCACCTAAGAGACCGAAAAGTGGCTGACCGCAAAGGAGCGAGGCGCAGTAGTCAACGTTGGCATCTGGCTGGACGACCCAGACAAGCTCTTTGCAAGGGTGGTTGAAGTTGAGCTTGATCTTGTTGGAAGATGAACCGACGGATTCATCACCAGTGAATTGAAGCTGCTCGATGAGGTACTCGTGTGGGTTCTGAGCCATACGGCGACGCTCATCGGTGTCAAGGAAGACGTAGTCAACGTAGAGCGAAGCAGCAACGAGTGACTGACTGTAAGCGTGGGTGACCTTGTGATTAGCTGCGTGAGTACCACCAAGTCCTTCAACAGCCCACAAGCACTCATCAATTGGGCGAAGGTCGAGGTTGATCTTGACTTCGTGGTATTGAAGGGCAATGAGTGGAAGGGCGAGACCTGGGTTGCGGCAGTACCAGAACTGGAATGGAACATAAAGAGTGGTTTCTGGTAAAGCATTGCGTGGTTCACAAACCTGCTGAATTGCACTTGAGTCACAAGGTGAATCAACTTGTGCGAAACTTGGGTCAGTG